TATTTTGCCGTATCTACGAAAAAGGCTTACAGCTCCAAAGTGATACATCACCAGACTGGGTGCGTTGTGAAGTAGAGCTAAAGAGCGTGGACAGAATCATACCGCTTGAAGTGCTGCTAAAACCTCATGAATATTTTGCAGGTTCGTTCCCGATTTTTAATCACTTAAACCAAGTTCAGGAACGTGTCTTAACGTTTCAGCATGAAGTTAAAAGCGACCTCGAACACCGCACCAAATGGGGCAAGCGTCAAACAGGCTCGTTCATTAACCTACTGTCAGAGCTAGGCTTCTCCAATGATGAAATTATCGAAAAGTTAAAAGCTAAGACATTGCCTAAAGCCTTCAAACAGAAGTTTTTAGAGAATGAATTAACAAATGTGCATGAGTTACCGCGTCACGCTTTTGCACAATCCAACAACATGACGCACTAAAGGATAAACAACATGCAAGGTAACTTAACAGTATTAGGCGTTAAACAATTCAAGGGCACAGTAGAGGGCTTGGCATTTGACCATACAAAACTATTGGTGTCTTTACCATTTCCACGTGCTCGGGCTGAATCAAATATCGGCTTTGATGTTATCGAGGTTCCTTACGGCAAATCTGAAAACTTTGAAGAGTTCAAAGGTAAAAAATTCCCATTGCAGATTGATGCTGATTACGAAGTAACAACAAAAGGCATCGAAGTCTTTGAATTAAAAATCATTCCATCACCAGCTATCCCAGCTAAAAATGTTTAAACAAGTATTTATTATTCAGTGCCAATCAACTGGGGAGTTTTTAACTCCTCGGTTGAATTACACGCATAACATGAATTTGGCAGGTCGTTTCACACAGAAAGAAGCTGCTGTAGAAACTGCGTTAAACGACCTTGATTTTGATTTCATGATTTATGACTTCTATGAACGTGATACGCAGGTGAAAAAGTGAATAAAAGCTTTTTCAAAAGCGCCCGCAGCGAAGCGAGGACGCATTTTGAAAACGCTTTTAGATTGGTTCCCCCCCCCATGTAATACGGGGGGATTTGAAAATAAATACAAACTTTGTCTTAGGGTGGATTTGAATGATTAAGCTTATTAACAAAAGTCCTGCTGAGGGAATGACTTTAGATGTTAAAGAGTTAGAGCAGAACTTCATTAAAACTCGTGTTGAAAAATTCGGAGAAACACCTGAGCAAGCACAAGAGCTTTATCACCGTTGCATTATGCAAGTTGCTGCAAAGGTTTTGCCTAAGGCAGGAGCTTTAATCACTAATTATCTTAAAGCAATTGAATAAGGTTTACTGAATGAATCGTCAACAATTTATTTTTATTGCTGTAGGTTTGGTTTTGCTTGTAGGCGGAATTTTCGCAGATGCTTACCTTATCAAACTTTATTTTTCCGAAGTCTGCAAATAATGGCTAACGGTTACTACGCAAGCCAGCACTGTTTTAGCAGCTTTACTGATGCTGTAAATGCACATTACACAAATGAAGGTGTTTACACCGAAGTTTTTACAGATGGAATTTACCACTATAGACCAATTATAGATTCAGGCATCTGGAAGCTTCAGGTAAGAAAGCCTGGCGGCATATACCAAACGCTTGAAGCATTACCGACTAACGTAGTCGGAACATGTAGCCTTGATGCTCTGGCATACGATTACACATCAGCTGCTGCTATGTTTGGATTTGCGTTTACAACGGTTTTTAGTCTTTGGTATTTAACTAAGAATTTAGGAATGATTATCAACGCTGTAAGGCGCTGGTAAAAATGTTTTAGCTGAAAGGCTAAAAAAATCTAGGGGTACAGTTCCTTAGTCGCAACGAGAGCGTTTATCTCGGTTTTTTAATTGGAGTAATAAAAATGCAAACTTTGCAAAAATTAGGTCGTAAGACATCAGTTGTTATCGATAATGCTACAGGCAAAATCTTAGGTGTAGTTGCTGGTACTGCACTTGCTGGCTCTGCTTCAGCTGCACCAGTTGATCTAACTACACTAACTGGCGCTGTTGATTTCACTACAGTGATTACAGCAATCTTAGCGGTTGCTGCAATCATGGTTGGTGTTTATGTGGCTTGGAAAGCTGCAAAAATGGTTATTGCTGCTGTTAAAGGTCTGTAATAAACACAATGCACTAAAAATGGGGTTAGCTCAAAAGGCTAGCCCCTTTTTACCTTTCAGGAATCCAAACCATGCCCATTTACATCACACCTGCCGAAATACTCAACTTCTCAATGTTCTTTATGGGTTGCCTCAGTGCATGGGCTTGTATCAAAGGCTTAAGCGATGATTAAAAAACTAATCCTTATCAAACTGCTTCTTACGTTTGCTTTCTTTAGCCTAACGTCTAGTGCTGCATTGCAATGGGATGTGGCTGCATATTTAGCTACTGGCACTGCTATTGTTGTTACAGGATTAACATTGGCTGCAGCTGCACCTATTGTTATTTCTGGTGCTCTTGCGGTTGGACTTCATGCTACTGTTATTGGTCTTTATTGGGATGGCGATACAGCTCCATCTTCTGCCTCTGGTGGCGCTGCATCACGTGGCGTTTCTATCATTCTTGACCCGAATACACCGCTTGTTATACCTGACGGCTGGTTTCCTCCCGATACTGGTGAGGTTGAACCATACCCACCCGACAATACCGATTTGAAAGAGGAATATACAGCCACCATTTCTTATTCATACAATGACAGCCGTCAAGTGACAGTTAAGGCAGATAGCGTAGAGGCTATGATTATTGCTCTGGAAGAGCAAACGCTTTGGCGCTATCAATACACTGAAAATAGCACTATTCCACCTAAACCAGTTGGCACTTATACGGACCAGCCTACAGGTAACACTGGTTTAAAGACTGTTGTTAGCTATTTACATACTCAAACATGCCCATCTGGTTATTCATCAGCAGGTGATGGCACTTGTGAACTGATCAACGAAGAGCTGGTAAAAAAACCTGCAGACGATGTTTGTGAAATGTTCGCTAAAAACGGAAGCTTTACACCTGCTAGGAACGACCCTGATTGCACAAACACTGCTTTTACTGGCGCAGGTTCATCACAGCTTAACTTCGTCACGCCAGCTAAATCCGTTTATGTGGTCACTTCTGCCAGTGGTGAGGTGACTGTTTACGAAAAACTGTATGACACGACAACGAATAAAACTGTAACCAATATCGGTAACTTTGCTTTTGGTGGTGATGTTAACTACTTACAAACAGTTAACCAGATAGGCAACACAGTAGGCGTTAATCCTATTGGCAGTGGTAACGGTGGCGGTGGTTCAACTGAGGGTGCCGCATTGGATTCTTCGCTAAACGTAAAAGATGGTGGTGATGAGGACGTGGCTGACGATAACGCTGTAGCTGGTGGCACATCTGAAATATACACAGGCGTTGACGGTCTTTTTGGCACGCTTAAACAGTGGACTATGCCCACCACAACTAGCAACTGCCCTACAACAACTATCACGCTTTTAGAGCAAGACTATAGCTTTGATGCTATGTGCACAATCCTTGAATCCAAAGCTGGTGCAATTCAGTCAGCAATGACGGTTTTCTTTTCACTAGCGGCATTATTAATTGTATTAGGGGCTTAGACATGCAAGACATATTCTTTAAGGTATTCAGATGGCTAATAAGCGCGGCACAGGTTAAGTTTGTAGCCTTTACTAGCTTGTTCGGCATTGTTTCTTACTTCATTAACATTCTATCTGGCTACTTAGAGCCTTATCTCTCTACTACTTCCCTTAATACTGCTTTTCTAGGGCTAACACCTGAAACTTGGTATTTCATAAACCTGTTTAATATGGCGTTTGGTATACCGCTGGTGATTGGTGCTTTTATTGTACGTTTCCTTATCCGTAGAATTCCATTCATTGGCTAATCATGGCAATTAAGGCATACATAGGCTTACAAGGTCACGGCAAAACATACGAGGTTGTAAGTGTTGTTATCTACAACGCTATTAAGCAGGGTAGGCGTGTTATATCCAATATTGCAGGGCTTAATCTAGCTGAGTTTCACCGACTAATTAAAGAAGATAACCCATCAGCTGAAAACCTAGGCACTATTGTTAACGTGGCTCATGAAGCGGTTTTAAATGCTGATTTCTGGCTAACAGATGCGACCATTGAAACCGAGCGCAACGAGTATCAAATACAGCGCGGTGACTTGGTTGTACTTGATGAAATATGGCGGTTCTGGGAGGGCTTCTCTAACTCTGATAGTGAGGGTAAAAAACGCCCATCTAGCGTGATGAACTTCTGCCGTATGCATCGCCACATGACACACAAGGTAACAGGCATAGCTTGTGATTTAGCTTTGATTTCACAGGATGTAATGGACTTTCATCGCAGTATTAGAGGTGTGATTGAAGAGACCTACCGCATGACACAGCTCATTGCGGTTGGTATGCCTAACAGATACCGAGTAGATGTATTTTCTAAGACTAAGATAGTTAAAGAGCCTCAGACCAGCATGCAAGGTGAGTACAAGGCTAAATACTTTCCTTTATACCAAAGTCATAGCCTCAAAAAAGAGGGTGACGCTAAAGCGCGTCAGGTCAACATTGATAAGCGTGGAAACATCCTAAAAGGCAAGATATTTGTTGCTCTGGCTGTACTGGTGTTTGTTGCTGGCTTTGCCTTCTATGTCTTATGGGGATTCTTCCATCCCAAGCCTAAAGAAACTGCAGCTGCTCAAAATCAAGTAACCGGTTCTAATGGTCAACCACAACAGGCAGCGCAACAGCCATCTGCAGCGCCAGTGTCTAATTGGCGCGTGGTTGGCTATTACAAATTGAACAATCAAATAACATTAATGGTGCAGGGCTCTAACGGTGTATTTAGACGTGTATCAGCGCCTGACTCTTTGAAACTCACAGGCACGGTTATAGATGCTGTAGTCGATGGTGAAAAAATGAATAACTGGTCTCTACCTATTCCCACAAACGAAAACAGAAGCCTAGCCAATGTTCAATAAACTAATTTTTATATGCCTCTTACTGCTCGCTAATACTGCTAATGCGGCAAGCTTTTATCTTGAGGGTGTACCCCTACATGAGCTGGCGAAAGTCGTTTACATTGAGTTGCTAAAATCAAATTACGTGGCATCAGATGACTTCATTCATCTGGACAAAGTTGTTACTGTTAACCTCTATGACAAAAACGATAAACAAGTTGCCGCCATCACTAAACAACTCATAGAAAGTGCTGGTTACTCTGTCAATCTTGCCAATGGTGTTTACTTCATAGAAAAGAAAAGTGACATACAAGCTGACGTGACGCCATTCTATTACAAGCCTAAATACAGGGATGTGACTTACCTAACTGACATGGTTAGCAACATTTTTAAAACTGGCTCGTTCACATTTAAAAAGCAAGTGCAGTCTGGCACTGCAGAAACTGACAGGGCAGGGGCGCAAACAAGCCCGACTAGCGCACAAAGCCTAATATCTAAGCCTTTAGATGCTTTCATATTTAATGGCACTAAGAATGAGATAAACGCATTAGAAAAGCTGCTATTAGTGCTAGATGTGCCTGATGAACAGGTGCAAATAACAGCTTACTTGTACGAGGTGACAAATACAGACAGCAAACAATCATCGTTTAATATTGCAGCCAATCTGTTGAGCAATGCTTTTAACGTTAATCTTGGCACTGCTGCAGTCAGTAACGTGCTTAATTTTAAGATAGGTAACATACAGGCTGGCATTACTGCATTAGCTTCTGATTCACGTTTTAACGTGATTTCTAGCCCATTACTAACCGTTAAAAATAGACAGAAGGGCTCATTTAACGTTGGTGCCGAAGTGCCAATCTTGGGCAATGTTAGCTATCAAAATAACGGTCAAGCTGTTCAATCTGTAGAATACAAACCAAGTGGGGTGCTTTTAGACCTTATGCCAGTTTTCAGGAAAGATAATATTGAGCTGACTATACATCATCAGATTAGTAACTTTGTGCTTACTAATACAGGTGTAAACAATTCGCCTACATTGATTAAAAGAGAATTAAGCACTGTTGTTAATTCAGGTTTTGAAGATGTTATTTTGCTTGGTGGGTTATCAGAATCTAAAGAAACGAGCACTAAGTCTGGCTCACGATTCCTGCCTGATTTCCTTCGTGCAAAGTCGTCTGACGTTTCTAAATCTGATATTCTTTTGTTACTTCATGTTAATAAAATCTAAAAAATGACTACTCATGACTTTATGGGCTTTATTGAGAAGCTTACTAGTTACTACTATTTTTGCGCACTACAGCCGCTTGAGTACGTTGGATGTGAACCTTTCTGGCTTGCTTGGATATTGAGTGCCGAAGTTATGCTTGTGTTTTTCTTCTATTACCTGATTAAAAAATTACTTCGTGAGCGTAGAGAATGGCGCGACTACCTTAAGAAAAAAGCTGAACGTGAAAAGATAGCTGATCCTGAAACTATGGCTAAACACATCTGGAAAGGTGAATAGCTAGGGGATTATTAAGGGGCGCTAGCCCCTTGATGTAGACCAGCGACTTCACCAGTTCGCACGCCTTGCAACGTGGGCATAAACCTATGATGTACTAAAAAAGGTTAACACGCGCCCTGTAGACTGCTTTTATAATGCCGCCTCAAAAATAACAACAATCACAATAAA